AAGAGGGATTAAATTTTAAAATGCCATATGTAGAAAAAATTGTAAAAATAGACTGCAAAACTCAAAAATGTGAATATGAAATGGAAGCAAGTTCAAAAGACTTACAGAAAGTATCAAACATAAAAGTAGCTGTTAATTATAACGTAGATAAGTCAAAAGCTAATACATTGTATAGAGAAATTGGAAAAGATTTTAAAGGAGTAATAATTGAGCCGTCTATATATGAAAGTGTAAAGCAAGGAATGAGCCAATATACAGCAGAAGAATTAATTGCAAAAAGAAGTGAAGTTTCAAATGTTATTGTAACTTTATTAACAGATAAACTAGAAAGTAGAGGAATAGCAATAACAGCATTAAATATTACAGACTTTAGTTTTTCACAAGAATTTGATGATGCAATAGAAAAGAAACAAGTAACAGAGCAACAAACTCAACAAGCAAAGTATGAATTAGAAAAAGCAAAAGTAGAAAATGAAAAGAAAATAGAAAATGCAAAAACAGAAGCGGAAGTAATGAAACAACAAAATGAACAAATAACAGAGCAAACACTTAAATTGAAAGAATTAGAAAATCAATCAGCATTAATAGAAAAATGGAACGGACAATTACCGACAACAGTAACGGATGATGTTTTATCTATATTAAATAAATAATTATATAAGAAGATAAGAAAAAAACAACAAGGGATAGACGCATATAAGTTTATCCCTTTAAAAATTTTACGAAAGGATAAATAAAATGACATACATAGAATTGATAAATGCTTTCGAGAAGTGGCTCGAAACTAATCATTTACCAAGCGTAGCTCAATTATTGTGGTACAAGTTAATCGGACTATTTAATAAAGCTATGTGGAGCGAATGGATTACAGTAGATAACTACAGATTGATGGCACTCTTAGATGTAAAACGTGAGGCAACTTTTATATCATACAGAGATAAATTAATAGAAGCGGGACTTTTTGAATATAAAAAAGGAAAAAAAGGAAGTCCAAATCGATACAAAATTTGTACTGTCAATTTTGAAAGTACAAAGAGTAGTATAAAGAGTAGTATAAGTGGTAGCGAAAAGCGGAGTAGAAATAGTAGTAGATACCGCAGACATAATAGATAAAGACAAAGACATTTATATTATTTTATTTAATAAATATAAAAAACAAATCGAAAATGGATTTGGACTTATTGAATCGGTACGAGCTTGTCAAAAAGAAGATAACTTTCAAAAATTAGAAAGAGAGTCTCAAGATAAGCTTAGAAATGAGTTAATGAAAATATTTTAGAAAAAGAGGTAAACATATGAAAAATAAAGGAATAGATATAAAAAACTATTTATCAACAGAGAGATATACAACTAGAAAAGAATTAATGGAAAAAACAGGACTTGGTGATAGAGAAGTAAGAAGTAAAATAAGTGAATTAAAAAAGGAAAGAGTAGTAATTTATAGTAGCAGTAAAGCAGGCTATAGATTAGCAAAAGAATTAAAGAGTATGAGTCAACATGAAAGAGACGAGGAAATAAAATTAGTAACACACAGTTTAAATGATTGCAAGTCAAGAACGAAACAACTAAATAAACAAAAAAGAAAGTATATAGCATATCTTAAGAAAGCTGAAAAAATCATGTTAGAAGAAAACATGAATCATATACCAAGAATCGATTAGGAGGAGAACAATGTTAAAAATCTTAGATATAAAGTACAGAAAAGAACCGATAAAACATACAAAGTTGCAGCATTTTGAAGAGAAAAATAACCTTGTAAAAAGGAAGTCGGACAAGTTGTATGATTATTATATTTGTGACTATTGTGGTGCTGAAATAAGACTAGATATAAAACAAACAGAAAGAAGTGGAGGAATAGCAATATTACCAAATTCGCTTACTAAGTGCGGAGAATTGAAAGTAGTATTATGCAATAAGTGTGTTAAAGATGTTTTAAAACAATTAGAAAAATAAAGATACAAAGGAGATTGATGAAGTGAAAATAGATAATGTAGATGAAGTAAAGGAATTGCTAGTTGATATTGATATATTATTTAGCAATTTAGACGATATAAAGAAAGAGTTAGAAGAAAAGATAAGACAGAAAGAAGCGGAACAAGAAGATTATTTACATGAAATAGAACTAGGAAATTTAAATGGAATACAACTTACAGGAGTCGCAAAACAATTGAAACAAACAAGGAAAGAGAGAAGAGTATTTAAAGACAAGTTGGATTTAATAAATACTCTAAAAGGATATACTGACAAATATATTACAAAAGGGATTATTGGAGATACAAAACAAGCCATCAAGAATATTGAAATGTTGGAATCTAATCATAAAACAAGAGAATATGTTCCAAGAATAATAAAAAATTTGCGATGTGCTAAAAAGAGAAAAGGAGATGAATGATTATGGCTGATGTATCAGATAACGAAGAATTAATAGCAACAAGAAAGTTACACGGATTAGATGATGATTTATTTAAAATAGAGAAAGAAACTAAAACAAATAAGCAAGAAAAAGAACTAAATGATCTAGAAAATTTTGCAGAGTTATTAAGACCGGAACAGCGATATTATACAAACATAATTAAAAAGTTAATTGAAAATGCCAGAAATGGAGGAGAAGATGAGCGTTAAAACAAAAGTAAAAAGATGTAATAAAGAAATTATAAGGTTACAAGATGAACTAGAAACAGAAAGATTATCAAATAGCAGATTAAGACAAAGATTAGACAAAGAAAATCAATCTAAAGTATATATAGAACAATTAGAAAACATACTTAAATTTGCAATAACTAATCACATAGGAAATTTAAGAGGTGGAATGCAAATAGAAAGATATGGAATAGATAAAATGCAAAATTTGAAATTAAGTGTAGATTATGAACCTCAATATCACAGTTACATAATTAGAGTTAATTATTAGGAGGAGAATAGATATGTTTTTATATAAAGATAGTAAATTAGAAACTGATATAAAACAATTAAATAGTAATCTTAATAAAACTGAATATGAAAAAGCAAGAGAACCATTACAAAAGCAAATAGCAATATTAAATAAAAAGTTGTATGAAAAAGATATTGCATTGCAATCGTTATATCAGGTATGCAAAGAATTTTTACATAATAATATAAAAAATAGACAAATAATAGTAATGAAAAACGAGCCACATTTGTTTTATGGAGCTGTTTCAGACATTGAATTTGAAAAACTAGAAACTACAAAAATAGATTTATCGGATTATAAAATCTTACAAGAATTTGTTGATAGATTAAATGAAGTAGAAAAGCAATTAGAGGAAGGAGAATAGATATGTTAAAAATAAGAGATGATGTAGATTTAAAAGAACTTGAAACGATATGGAGATTTCAATATTTTGATAATTCTGGGCAATATAAATTTACTGAAAGAAATATTGATGGTGCAACTTATATTTATATAAATACGTGGAATAGAAAGATTGTGTATAGAAAAGAAAGAGAAAACGATAATATGTGCTTAGAAAAATTATATGATTTAATCAAAGCAAATTTAGTAGTAAAGGAGTAAATATGGAAGAGCCAATAGACTGTGTAAAAATAATTATAGATTATTGTAAAGAAATTTATAATAAATGTGAAAATTGCGAGATAGACCATATATGCGAAAAATATTTTGTTAGAGAACCTAGGAAATGGAGGAGTAAATAAGATATGAGTAAAGAGGAAATATCTAAAGAAACAAAAAATACTTTACAAAATTGTTGGGTTATGACAACAAATCACGAACTAGATAATGAAAATAGAAAATTAAAAGAAGCTATAACTGAAATATTAGATAAAATTATGACTTCAACAGAAAAAAGCGAATATTGGTATAAGTATTATATAGAACATAAACAATATAATGATGATTTAGAATATAACAAAAAAATATTAAAAGACTGGTCAAATATTTTAAAAGGCATGGGCAATAGAAATTATCCTTATTGCTATGCTATTGATAGAATTTTAACAGAGTTGGAGAGGAGTAAATAAAATATGAAAATATATTGTGGTGGTAGAGCAAACGGAAAGACTATGAAAGCAATTCAATTGTCAGTAGAAAAACAAATGCCAATAATATGTTGGAGTTATGAACATAAAAAGCAAATAAAACAAACTGCAAAAAAAATGAATGCAAAATGGATAATACCAGAACCAATATTGGCAACGGAAGTAAGAAAAAAAGTAATAGGTAATAGAAGAGGTTTAATAGTTGATGATTTAGATATTCTTTTAAGAATGATATTAGATGATAATGTTTATTATGCTACTATGGAAGATTGTAATATAGAAAAGTTAGAGAGGAGTAAATAAGATATGAAAATAAGAGATTTAAAAATAACAAGCAAGATGGCTGATAAACATAAAAAGACAATGATTGCTTTGTCTATTATTACTTACATATTATTATTTCCACTTGCAATATTATATTATTTGTCAGATTTTTTGGAATGGTTATGCAATAAAATGTCATGTTTTAGAACTGATATTGTATATACAACATTTAAAATTATATACAAGAAAGAAATTATAGCAGATATGCAAAAGAGAGGTGTTTTAAGTGAAAGAAGATGACCTTATAGAACTATTGAGAAAATGTTTAAATGTGCCTAAATTGGCATTTGGGGCTAATACAGTAGAGCCATATAAAGAGTTGCAATATATAACAGAAAATGCAGATTGTATTTTATATTTACAAAGTATGTATTTAGCAAGTAAGAATAATCTTAAAATTTATAAAGATGACGAAGAAAGTAGACGAAATATAAAAGAGAATATAAGCAGAATATCAGAAGAAATAAAGGAAAAATGTCAAGAGTTAGAAGAATTTTACGACAAAAGGGTAAAAGAGGGGTGGAATTAAGTGAAAGAAAATAGTATAGAAGAATTTGAAATAAAATCAGTTGAAAGAATACCACATAAATTAAAACAAGGTATCTTTTATGTATGCTTAGAATGTCAAGTAGCAGTTCATTTATGTGCATGTGGGTGTGGAGAAAAAACAGTAACTCCTTTAGGCGAGAATGGGTGGAATCTAATATTTGATGAAAACGGATTAAGTTTAAAACCCAGCATCGGAAATTTCAATATTCCATGTAAATCGCATTATTTTATAAAAGATAGTAAAGTTAGGTGGTGTTAATATGGAAAATAATATAGAAGAAGATATAGAATTGTTACAAGATGAAACAAGCTCTTTAGAACTATTCTTTAAATGCAAAGGTTCAGAAAAATATAAAATAGCACTTGAACATATTTTATCAGATTATAAAAGAGCATTAAAAGAGCATTAAAAGAGAATGAACAACTTAAAAATGATATTGAAAATATGTATGATGAAGAAGTTGTAATAAGTATTATAGAAGATAATTTTAACCTATGTAGAAATGAAGTTTTGGAAGTGTTAGGGAGTGAGGAATAAATGAATGAGGAAGAAAAGGAAGCTGTTGAAATATTAAATACATTTGAGTTAAGAAGAAAGACAAAAAATTATAAAGAAATATCATTAGAAGATTCACAAAGCGTAGAAACAATATTAAATCTAATAGAAAAATTACAAAAAGAGAATGAAAAATTAAAAAATTTACATATACAAGATAATAAACATTTGGATTTTATAATACAAAATAGTATTTCAAAGCAAAAGGTAAAAGACAAGATAGAAAAATTAAATGATGAATCTCATGCAGAAGAACTTGAAAATATAATGATTGGACAAAATTATACTATAACAGAATTAGTTCAATATGTTTTACAAGAACTAATAGAAGGGAGAAGCCATGAGTAATATTTATGATATGTCAGGCAAAAAGAAAGTAATATTCACAGAAGAACCAGAAGTAAATATCACATATAAAGAAATAATGAAAATAGTAATAGAGAATGCAACAGAAGAGGGGTGTCATCAGATATTTGGCTATGGAGGAATAAATAGGTGTCCATCAGATATATTCGGTTCAGAGAAAATAGATAAACAAAAAGAAGAAGATACGTGCAATTATGAAAGTATAGGATGTACTAAGTGTTGGACTAATGCAATTAAAAAAGTAAAGAAGGAGGACTAACTATGACAAATGAAGAAGCACAAAAAGTATTAGATGAATGGCAAGGAGTTAGACCAGAATGTTTGGAAGGAGAAGCAAAAAAATTATTTGAAGCAATAATGAAGATAGCTGACGAGCGAGATAATCTAAAAGAAGAAGTAGATCAAAAAGAAAAAATAATAGATTTAATGGCAAATCATATAGCAACTAACGATAGCAATTTATGTCAGTATTTAGATATGACAACGAAGTGTAAATATTATGCAGGAGAAAACGGAAAGATTTGTGATGAATGTATAAAACAATATTTTGAAAATAAAGCAAAAGAAATATTAAATAAATAAAAAGAGCATACTACACAAGAGGTGTAGTAAATGAGAGACAAAGAAATAATAGAAAAATGGAAAGCGGGATTAAGTAAAAACAAATTAGCAGAAATATATAGAAGAGAGTATAATCAGCAAATAAAGATAATAAGAGCAACAATGAAACACAGACACGATGGAAAATATATAAGCAATTATGAAGCATTAGCAAAAGTAGAGAATGTAATATATAGATATTTGAAAGAAGGAAAAATATGATATTAGGAAAAAAGGATAAGAATATTATAATAGAACTACAATCAGAAAATTCATTATTAAAAAATGAAAACGAAAGATTAAAAAATGAAACATATAAAAACATATATAAAAGCGAAATTATGAATTTACTTAAAGCCATTATATTAAAGATTAGTAATCATGAAATAAAGATTGAAGATAAAGAATTACTAGAAGCTGAACAATATGATTTATATGTTCAAGATGAATATATGAGTTTTGCTAAAAGATACCAAGTAATAGATAGAAATAAAAGAATAAAATTATAGACTTATTACGAAAGTTGATGGAGGATACAAATGAATAAAAAAAAGTTAATCCAATATTGTGATTTGAAAAAAGAAATTGAAAATCTAAAGAAAAGAATAGATAAAATAGAAAAACAAAGTGAAATGGTAGCAGATGTAGTACAAAATGGATATAAAGGAAAAGCATATATTTATGGTTATGATTATAAACGAACTTATAAATTAGATTTACTAAAAAGTATTTTGAAAGAAAGATATGACAAATTATTAGATATGCAAATAAGCATAGAAAGTTACATAAGTACCATTGAAAAAAGTGATATAAGACAAATATTTGAATATCGCTATATAGATGGAATGAATTGGTATCAAATTCAATGTATAATGGAATATAAACACGAAGATACAGCTAGAAAAAGACATGATAAATTTATAGATGAAAATTTATAGTTTTTCCGATTTTTCCGTTTTTTATATGCTAAACTATTAGTAAGTCAAAATATGATAAATATAAAGACAAAATAAATTTACTAGCATAAAAGTAGATATTAGACTTAGCTTTTGTATTAACAATGCTAGAAAAGTTAGTACAAATATAAAACTGTATATACTCATAATTTCCCCTGATTTTCTGTTCGACAAAGGCCTTTCTAGTGGGCCTTTTATTTTTTATATTAATGAAAGGAATACAATGAGTATAAAAGAAGTGAAACAAAACACTATAAAATAGGGAGATGATAACATGAAGAAACAAAAACATGCAGGTGGAAGACCACCTAAATATACTAAAGCTGAAATGATGAGATATAAAATAAACAAATATTTTGAAAGTTGTTTTATTCCAGCTCGAGATAGAAATGGTAAAATATTGAGAGATGAGAAGCGGAAATGTTATAAAAACGCAAGTAAGGCCATATACAATATCAGGTTTAGCTGATGCATTAGATATGAGTAGGCAATCGTTGTTAAATTATAGTAAAAAAGAGGAGTTTTTTGACACGATAACGCGTGCGAAAAGAAAATGTGAGGTGTATGCAGAGGAACAACTTTTTGATAAAAGTGGTGTTAATGGTGCAAAATTTAGTTTAGCTAATAATTTTGAAGGTTGGAAAGAAAAACAAGAAATAGAACATTCTGGAAGTTTGAAGTTGGAAGATGTATTATGAAATATACTCCAACTTTTTTGATTGAAAAAAGAAGAGAAAAATGGCAATCTGCCAATCCAGATAAACGAATAGAAGAGGATAAAAGATTTAGAGAAGCAGTTGCTAATGAAATAATTGAAAACAAAGAATTTAGAGAAGAAATTATAAAATATCCAGAATATTTGGTGGAGTTAGAGTTTGTTATTGTAGATAAAGAACAAAACACAGTTCCATTTTTCTTAAATGAAGTGCAAAAGACATTTATAGCTACTTTAAATCAAGCAAGGGATGATTACAATAATAAAAGAATATTAGCCATAAAATTAAATGTTCTTAAAGGTAGGCAACAAGGTTTTACTACAGTAATTACAGCCTATCAATTAGCGTGTGCAATATTAAACAAAAACTTCTCTGGATATACTCTTTCAGATAAGGCAGATAATACTGAAGCAATTTTTCAAAATAAAGCTAAATTTCCATATGATCAATTACCATATAAATTAAAACATACCGAAAAATATAACAACAGAAGACAGTTGCTTTTTGAAAAAACAAATAGCAATTGGAGCGTGGATACAGCAACTAAAGATGTTGGTAGGTCAAAAACAATTAATTTTTTTCATGGTTCAGAATGTGCATTCTGGAATGGCGGAATGCAGAGCATTCAAGCAGGTCTAGGTGAGGCATTAACAAAAAATTGTATACAAATATATGAAACAACCGCAAATGGTTTTAATGATTTTCAAAAACTATGGAATAGTGGGACTTGCATAAATTGTTTTTATCAATGGTGGCTTACTTACGAATATAGAATGAACTTTGAAACAGAAGAAATAAAAAAGATTTTTCTAGACAATATAGAGAATAAAAGCGAATGGATATATGAAAGATTAAAGTGGCTAAAAGATAAAGGTTTAGAGAATGAACAGTTATATTGGTATTTTAAAAAATATGAATCGTATATTGACAAAAGGTTAATAAAACAAGAATATCCGTGTACTCCTGAAGAGGCTTTTTTAACTTCTGGACAATGTTACTTTAATTCTGAAAAACTTGTAAAAAGACTTCAAGAAGTGACAGAACCTATAAAGATAGGATACTTTTTGTACGAATTATATAATGAAAAGATAATGTCTTACAAGTGGATTGATGATGTTAATGGTTTTATAAAAATATATGAAGATGTACAACAAAGAGTGCCATATGTAATAGGAGGAGATACCGCAGGAGATGGCTCTGATAATTTTACTGGTCAAGTTTTAGATAATATTACAGGAAAACAAGTTGCAGTTTTAAAGCAAAAATTAGATGAAATAGAATATACTAGGCAAATGTATTGCTTAGGAATGTATTATAATGAAGCATTAGAAGGAATTGAAACAAATTATAGTACATATCCTACAGTAAAGTTGGCTGAAATGAAATATCCTAATATTTATATTAGAGATAAAAATCCAGATGATTATAGAAATATTTTTGAAACAAAAATTGGTGTAAATACTAACAAAGCGACAAGACCTCATATGTTGGCTATTCTTCAAACTGTTGTGAAAGAAATGATAGAAAACATTACTGACAGAGAAACATTAGAGGAAATGATTAATTTTATAGTTAATGCCAAACGGAAAAGCAGAAGCTCAAGAAGGTTGCCATGATGATTTAGTAATGGGATTATCTATTGCTCATTATATAAGGCCTCAACAAAAATATACTCTATTAAATAATCAAAATATAAATGAGAATTATAAAGTGTTTTCTGACGATAAAAATTCAAAAATATATGATGAAACTGGAGATAAGATAGAAATAATATAAAAGGAGCAAATAGAATGAATATTATTTATGTAATAATGCTAGTTTTTATGACTGGTTCTTTTTGCGTTTTAAGTTTCCTTGTTGGAGTTTTAAGTTCTTTAGGAAGAAAAATAAATTTAAATCCTATAGAAAATTATAAAGAACACAAAGAAATAAAAGAGCAAATAAGAATTAATGATTTGGAACAAAGACAAGTAGCAACTATGATTGAGAATATTGATAATTATGATGGCACATCAACTGGGCAGAAAGATATACCCAATGAATAATAAGGAGGAACATTATGGATTTTGAAGAAATAAAAGAAACAGACGTATGGAATCTATACTCACAGGCACAGATGTATGCTAGACAAACCAATATTTATGAGTCTACTGATAAAAATTTTAGAATGTATAATGGAGACCAATGGGCTGGCTTGAAACTAAAAGGAATTGAACCGGTACAATTAAATTTTATAAAACCTATTATCAATTATAAAGTTGGAGCTATAAGTCAAAATTTATGGGCAATACATTATAGTGCAGAGAATATTGATATTCCAGAATTTGTTGAAACTGCAAGAAAGACTTGTGAACTTTTAAATAAAAAAGCTGCAAAAATATGGGAAGCTACATATATGGATTATATGGTAAGACAAATATGTAAGAATGCAGCAATTAATGGAGAATGCCCTATATATATTAACTTCAATGAAAACAAAAATATGCCTGAAATAGAAGTTCTAAATAAAACTGATATTTACTTTGGAAATGAAAATCATTCAGACATACAAAAACAACCATACATATTATTAAAGAAGAGAATGCCTGTTTCTTTAGCTAAAGTTTTAGCAGAAGAAAATGGGGCATCTAAGCAGGAAATTCAATATATACTTGGAGATCAAGAAACGTTTGAAGAGGCAGGAGATTCTGCTAAAGAAGAAAAAGACAATATGGTAACAGTTGTATGGAAATTATGGAAAGAAAATAAAAATGTATATATGTCCATTGCAACAAGGTATTGCAACATAAAAGAAAATGAAAATACAGGACTATCCTTATACCCAGTTACACACATGATATGGGAAGAAAAACAAGGGAGTGCAAGAGGGGCTGGTGAAATTACAGTAGGATTAATTGCCAACCAAATAGAAGTTAATAAAACATTGATGAGAAGAGCGCTAGTTGCTAAAAATACTGCATATCCACAGAAAGTTGTAAATATAGATAAAATTCAGAATCCATCTGCTTTGAATGAAGTTGGTGGAATTATAAAAGTAAGTGGGATGGGAGTGCAAAATGTACAAGATGCATTTACAAATATAAATCCTGCTCAAATGAGTTCAGATGTTGAAAGATTACAACAGGACTTAATCCAAACCTCAAGAGAACTTGCGAGTGCAAGTCAAGCAGCGAGCGGAGATGTTGATGCAGAAGAGGCTTCTGGTAGAGCTATATTAGCTGTTCAACAAGCTTCTCAACAGCCATTAGTTGAGCAATTGGGAATGATTAAGAAAACTATTGAAGACATAGCAAGAATAGAGTTAGATATGCTAAAAACATATAGCGAAGACGGACTAGAAGTTGAAAACGAAGTTCAAGACCCAATATCAGGACAAACTACTATACAGATTGAAAAGATAGACGGAATAGTTTTGAAAGAATTACAAGCAACTGTAAAAGTAGATGTTACACCAAAATCTGCTTATGACAAATATGCACAGGAAAGAAGTATTGAAAACTTATTTATAAAAGGAATGTTTAATCCTCAAATGTTAGGACAATTAAAATTTTATTTAGAATGTCTTGATGATGATTCTGTAATGCCAAAACAAAAACTGTTAGAGCGAGTTGATAAAGAATTAGAAAAGCAATCAAGAATAGCTGAAATTCAGGCTCAAGGTCAACAGCTAATTGCTCAACAACAACAATTTTATAATATGGATCCAGAATCACAAGCTACTACAATGATGAAACAAAAATTAATTAATCAAATTAAAGAAGATTATGCTTCTAGACAAGGTAAAATTAAACAAACAGAAGAGGATTTAAAAGAAGAAAATAATCAAGAAGCAAATGCTTAAAATAATGCTCCAAAACATGTTTATGAGCTTAATAAACTAATAATCATGGAATTAACAGTCTACCAGACTTAAAATGAGGTGAATTAAATGGAAGATGAAAAAGAAATGTTAGATACAACTAACGAAACTGAAAATGTAGAAACTGAAACTACAGAAGAAATACAGGAAGAGGTAAATACTGAAACCGCTGAACAAGAAATAACAGAAGATTCAGAAAAAGAAGTTAGAACTTTTACTCAAGAAGAAATCAATAAAATGATGGAAGATAGAGTAAGAAGAGAAAGAAATACTTCTAAAAGAAGTGAAGCTAATCTTAAAAGAGAATATGAGGAAAAGTTAGCTGATATAGAAAATATTATTAAGGCTGGATTTGGAACTGATAATCTTGATGATGGATTGGCAAGAATTACAGAACTATGTAAAGACAAAGGTATAAAAATACCTGAAAGAAAGTCTACATATTCTCAAAGCGATTTAGAAGTACTAGCAAATCATACTGCAGATGAAATTATTGCAGATGGATATGAGGCTGTTGACTTAGAGTTAAAGAAACTTGCTAATAAAGGTGCTGACAAAATGACAGCTCGAGAAAAGTTGATTTTTGCTAGACTTAATACAAGTAAGAAAGTATTTGATAGCGAAAAAGAATTAGCAAGTATAGGTGTAAAACCAGAGATACTAAGAAGCAAAGAATTTAAAAATTTTGCTGATAAGTTTACAGGAAGTAAATTCTCTATGAAAGAGGTATATGAAATGTATTCTCAAAATAACAAAGCTAAACAAAAAGCAAAACCAATAGGAAGTATGATAAATCCTAATCCAAAACAAGAAAAAACTTTTATTTCTGAGGCTGAATATGACAAAATGACAGATAAGGAAATAGAAGAAAATATGGATATAATTAGAAAATCTATGAAACATTGGTAATGAAAAGATAGGAGGAATAAACAATGGCAGGAAATTTTAAACCAACATTCTGGAGCAAATATTGCCAAACAGAATTAAAAAAAGATTTAGTTCTAGCTAACTGGTGTGATTACAAGTATGATGGTGAAGTTAAAGGCGGAGCTAGATTAAAAATAGTAGGAGCTTCAAGACCTACAATTCAAACATACAAACCAGGTAAGGACTTAGAAATTGAAAAATTAGGAGATAATGCACAATATCTAGATATTGACCAATTTAAAGCATTTGCATTTGAGGTTGACGACGTAGATAGAGCACAATCTCAAGAAGGATATTTAGAAACAGAATTTGATGAAGCAAAAACAGCATTAGCTGAAGATGCCGATGCTTATGTAGGAACAATGGCTAAAGATGCATTAGTAAGTATGACATCAAATTCAATAGACATATCAGCTGAAGCATCACCTTTAACATCTATAGATAATGCTATGATTAAATTATATAAAAATAATGTGTCATCTAAAGCTGAATTGGCAGCAGACTTAAATGCTGAACATCTTACATTAATAAGAAGCAAACTAGCATCTTTATTCACAGACAACGTTGAATACATTAAACGTGGTGCAGTAGGAAAATATAATAATTGTTATTTAAGAATGTCTAACAACTTATACAATGATAAAACAGATGATTATGAAATGGTAAGAACTAAAAAAGCTATAGCATTTGCTAATGGTGTTGAAAAAGTTGAAAAATGCAGACCATCAAAAAGATTCTCTGACGTTATTAAAGGCTTACATGTATATGGTGCTAAATTAGTTAGACCTAAAGAACTATATGTAATTAAAGTTCACTAATTATAAAATAATTGTAAATAGAAAGGATTGATAAAATATGGCAGTAGTAGAAGGAAAATGCATAAAATGTAATTTTAATGAAGCAAAGGCATTAGATCTAGTTACACCATCAGCAGTAGCAGATGGTGTTAAATTTAGTGTCCCTAAAGATGCTAAATTAGAAGATATTGTTATTGTTGCACAAAACGCAGGAAGTTCAGCACAAACTGTAGTGGTAAAAGCTCCAACTGATGGTGGTTATGCTGCAACAGATAAAGATTTGACATTATCTATAGCAGCAGGAGGAATTGCTGTGGTAAGAGTTGAAAGTGCAAAATATTTTAATAAAGATAATACGGTAGTTGTTACTTCTAATGCAACAACTACAAAAATTGCATTAGCGTATTAAAAATTGAGGGGCCTTGAGTTCCTCTTTATTATATCGTGGTAAAAGAATGATATTGGTGCAATTCCAATAATCACGAAAGGAGAATAACTTATGAAAAAGTTAGATAAATTAGAAAAAGTAGTACCTGCTCCAGATACAACATTTTATGGAGCATATTATTATGATGGAAAAGAAATAGAATTATGTGATGATACTGAAACTTTAGAAGATGATGATGGACAAACAACTACATATATTAGAGTAAAAGATATTGTAAAGAATGGAATATTATACAAAGAAAAAGAATTAAAAGTAAAACAAAAAAATGGAAGATATATAATTGAAAATACAAAAAAAGAATTACCTTTGGAAATTGGAACTATGCTTATATATGTGATGTATGAAGGATTTGTACAAACAAGAAGTAAAATGATTACAATAGATAAAGCAATAAAACGATATGAATTATTAAAAAGTCCAAAGGGGGAATAATTAATGACATTAAAAGAATTTAAAGAAGCTGTATTTTCGTTTATAGAAGAACATGATGCGACTGCAAAAGAACTTACTAAAGATGTTGATATTGCTGATAAAATAAATGCTGTTATTAACACTAAAATGCATGAGATGATGAGATATAAAAAGATAACAGCAAAAGATACTATGGATGTTACTGAAAATCAAGAAATAGAAATGACTGATATTGATAAGAATTGCTATCAAATAAGAAAAATTGTTGGCGTAGATTATGACCAGGAAGACAAATTTATTACATTTAATGAAGATGGTACAGCGATTATTTATTATAATAAATATCCAAAAACAATAACAAATGATACTAAAGATGATGCATATAAATTTGAGATTGATATTGAAGCGTTAGAAATAATGAAAATTGGAGTTGCAGCAGACTTATTAAAAACTGATGTTTCAAATAAATTCGGTCAAATATGGGATAACGAATATCAAAGATTATTACAAACATTAGATTCGAGAAAATCATCAGGGACAATAACTATTGGCAAGGGAGTTGATGTTTAATGAGTACAACTGGAACAGGTGAGGCTGCAGGAGGACTTTTGCTTAGAAATTATAATAGTTTTAGAGGAGTAGATTATACCAATTATGAAGTTAGCTTATATCGTTCGCCAGATACTAAAAATATGTGGAAGAATTATAAATCATTAGGAAAAGGAATTGAAACAAGACCAGATATAGAAGTTTTTTTAAAATTAAAAAATACTATATATGGTCTATTTTTTTATACAATCAGTCAGGTTGAACATATGATAATTCATTGTGGAGTATCTCTTTATGACTACAATATGAATACTAAAGAAATGAAAACTCTTAAAGAATCTGGAATGAATCCAAGAAGAAGTCAAAGCTTTATATATCAAAATTTATTTTATATAAAAGATGGAATAAATTATTTAGTGTATGATGGAAACGATATTTCAGAAGTTACAGGATATATACCAATAACAAGTATTTCAAGAAAGCCTATTGGAGGCGGAACTATATATGATGGGGTAAATATGCTTAGTAAATATCGTAAAAACAGTTTTTGTTCAGATGGAAAAAGTACATTATATGATTGTGACGTAGAAATGTTTACGAGTTCAATTGTTAGAGTTTGGGTTAATGATCAAGAGGTAACTGAAGGTTTTACTGTAAATGCAGGAGCAGGGACAGTTACTTTTGAAAAAGCTCCTGAAAAACCATTAACAGACGGTCAAGATAATGTGATAATTCAATTTGAAAAAGAAGTAACAGGATATAGAGAAAGAATTAATAAATGTACTTTGTTGGCAGTATTTGATGACAGGGTATTTTTTAGTGGAAATCAAGATTATCCTAATGTTTTATGGCATTGCAGTTTAAATGACCCAACTTATGTGGTGGATACTGATTATTATAATGAAGGTTTAGATTTAAGCCCTGTAAAGGCATTAGTACCAGGAAATAATGCTTTGTGGGTATTTAAAGAACCAAGTCAAGCTAATACAACAGTATTTTACCATACACCATCACCAACGCATTTGAATGATGTTTTGGTTAATGTATATCCATGTCAACATTCAAGTATTACAACAGGTTGCGTAGCATCAGGAATAAACTTTAATGACGATATTGTATTCTTTTCTGATAGGGGAATGGAAGGGATAACTGGTGATATAACAACAGAACAAGTAATTGCTCATAGAAGTACTTTAGTAGATTCTAAAATGACAACAGAGAATAATTATAAAGATATGATATTACAAGAGTGGGAAGGATATTTACTTGTAATTATTGAAAATAAAATCTATTTAGCCGATAGTAGATGTTTATATACAAATCAAAATCACAACGAATATGAGTGGTTTTATTGGGAATTAAGCAAAAAAATACAATCAGCAACTGTTAAAAACAATATTTTATATTTATGTAGTGTATCGGAGAATGACGAGTCTGCTATATACACTTTAACAAAAGAAAATGCTGAAATAGATGCATATTGGACTACTTGTTTAGATGGATGTGGATATCCACAAATGCAAAAAACAACAAACAAGAGAGGGTGTGTAATAGATATGACTGGAGAAAAAGTTAAGTTAGAAGTTAAAACTGATAAGGAAGATTTTGAAGAAATAGATACATTTGTAAATACAAAAGATTATATAGTTCCTAGAATTAAAAAGAAAAAATGGAAAGATATTCAACTAAGATTGTCATCGGATGTTCCATTTGCTTTGGAAAGAATTTATTTGGAATGTTACATAGGAAGCTATATTAAGAGATAGGAGGAATTATGGCAGGGTATGTAAAAAATGATAGTGGCGGATATTCAATTAATTATGATGACCAAAGATTTAAAGATGTTCAAAATGAAAAAACGCAACAAGAAGCTAGTATAAAAAGTAATTATGATAATATTATAAGCAATTCTGATAAATATTATCAAGACCAAATTAATGCTACTAAAGAATATGAAAAGAAACAAAGCGAATTACAACAGGCTCAAACGGACTTTTCAATAGAACAAATAAACCAACAAAAAGAACAAACACAAAAAGATTATACTAGAGAGCAACAAGCTTCTTATGTTGATTATATGAAGCAGACAAAATCTAATGCTCAAAACATGGCCAATAGCGGCTTAAGCAATACTGGATATAGTGAAAGTTCAATAGTTAGTATGTATAATCAATATCAAAGTAGAGTTGGAACTGCAAGAGAAACTTTAAATCAGTCTATATTGAATTATAATAATTCTATTCAACAAGCAACATTGGCTAATAACGAAAAACTTGCTGAAATTGCTTATAATGCATTACAGACACAAAATCAATTAAATCAACAAGCTTTTGAATACAAGAATAATGTTATATTAGAAAGAGAAAAAGCTTTACAAGAAGTTAATAATATATATTATCAAAGATATTTAGATGTTGTCGATCAGATAAACAATGAAATACAGCTACAAATGGAAATTGATAGAATAACTAGAGAATATGAACAAACAATGGCAGAATTAAGATTAAGACAACAAGAAAACAATATAAAGATAGCACAATTAAAGCAGCAACAAACACAAATGCAAATTGAGAGGCAACAGTGGGAAAGAGAAATGGCACTAAAAGAGAAACAAGCTTATGCTGATATAGCATATACAAAGGCTAAAACAGCTGAATTAAGTAATCCTTATACTGATTCAAGTAATAATAGTAAAAATTCATCATACAATAAATTATACAAAAACTTATCTTCTGTAGATTTAAAGAATAATACTACAAGAAGAATTATGCAAAACCTAGTTTATGGTGAAGTTAAAAATGGACATATTTCAGAAAAAGAAGCAGAAGGTTTATTTAATCAATTTGGATTATAGTAAGGAGTGATATTATGTCTTGGTCAGAGTTTAAAAAGAAGAAAGAACAGGATGAGTATGAAAATAGTATTTCCTCTTCTAAATCAAAAAGTATAAATAAATCAAGCGAAACTGAAACTATTAGTTCTTGGCAAAAGTTTAAGGAAGAAAAAGAAAATAAAGACAAACAATCAAATTATAAAAATTCGGAAAATAAAAAGGAAGATAAAAAAACTATATTAGACGATATAGGGTATACAGCTAAATCTTTGGGAGCAGGAATTATAGGAGGATTAACAGGCTTAGCAAAAGCAGGAACTACTGAGATACAAAATGAACTACAAAAAGGTGCAGATGAGAAGAAAAGTGTTCTAGATAATATAAAAGATATAATAGGAGTTACTCAAAAAATATCTAACCCATTAAGTACTCTTCCAAAGACTGCCATAGATAATTTTATATCTGCCAAAAATACTTTTACAGATAAGGATAGTACACCTTTTGAAAAATTAATAAACCATGTAAATAATAGTGTTACATCAGCATTAGATACAGCATTACCTTTCAAAGGGGCTATTGATGAAACAATTCAAATGATAGGCAGTTTAAATCCTAATGCTAAAGATAAAATAAAGAATATAGATGAAAAAATATCTACACCCTATAACAATTTACAAAAATCTCTTTCAGAAGAGTCTCAAAAATATAATTCTATTACACAAATGGCTGGAAATGTTGCAAATGTAGCTGGAAATATGGTTCCATCAATAGCAGCAACAGCAATTACTAAAAATCCAAGTATTGGGTTAGTTACAATGGGAATTAGTGCAAAAGGACAAGCAACTCAAGAGGCACTAGATAAGGGTGCAGACTTAGATAAGGCAGTAAAAATAGGAAATACTAAAGGTATGATAGAAATTGGAACCGAGATGCTTTCTGGTGGTGTTAATATATTTGGGAAAGGTGCATTAGATGATATTGTTGAAAAAGGACTAATAAGTAAAGTAAAAAATAAAGTTGGGAAAGTCCTAGCCAAAGAAGGATACGATTTTGCAGGTGAAGTTGGCGAAGAAGTAATATCTGATGTATTAGGAACTTTAATAGATAAGGGAACAGTTGATTCTAATGCAAAATATACTATTTCAGATTTTGGCGATACTGCTATAACAACAATATTGAGTACAGCAGTTTTAAAGGCCATAGGTATACCTTTAAACAAATTAAATAATCAAAATCTTAAAACTGAAAATGAACAAAAAGTGTATGATAATGAATTAGGAACAAGAATTAGCGAAAAAACTAAAGAAAGTACAATAGATAATGCATATAACAAACAACTTGATATAAAAAAGAATTTAGGTATAGAAATTACAGATGATGTAAAAAAAGAAACTATGCAAAAAGTTAAAAATGCATATGAAAATGGAACATTAAATGTAACAGAGCTAAGCAAACAAGAAAAAGATAAAATTCAAAAGCAATTAGATATTGATTTTGAAGATGGAAATATATCAACAGATAAAATTAAACAAATATTAGGCGAAAATATAGATTTATCAAATGATAAATACTTAATGAAAAGTATGTACGAAAACGAACAAAAATTCAACACATATGAAGTGACTAAAACAAATAACGAAAAGGTTGATATATTGCTACAAAGTGCGGCTGATGCTGGGATGAATAATACAACTAAGACTAGAAGGAAAATAGAATTAATTTCTAAATTAGTTGCTGATACTAATAAACAGTATAAGTTTGTATCCCCTGAACAATTAAAACAATTAGGTTATAATGAAAATGCTAATGGATTAATAGACAAATCAACAGGAGATATTTTAATTAATGCTCATAGTGATAATGGAATACAATCTATAATTGGACATGAAACAACTCATATATTTGATGGTAAAAATGAAAAAGGAGAATATTCTAAAGAATATCAAACTTTACAAGACATGGCTATAGAATATGCGAAAACTAAAGGAATATATGATAACAAAATAAAAAATATTACTGACTCATATGGAGATTTATTGGCTGATGAATCTCAAATTAAAGAAGAGCTAACAGCAGATTTGGTTGGAGATTTTTTGTTTAATGATGAACAATTTATAGAAAACCTTGCTGTAAAAAATAAAAATATTTTTCAAAAAATTTATGATTATGTTAAACATGCATACAAAATGATTACTTCTAAAACTGATGAAGCTAAGGTATTAGAAAATTTAAAATATCAATTTGATAAAGTTTATAATAGTGTTTTTGAAACAAATGATACAGAAACACGATATTCTATTGCTGGAAAACAAGGCATGTTAAATGCAATTAAATCAGATACTCGAAATTTAGAACTTGAAAGAAATTACAATAAAGCTCAACACATGCAAGAGAATGAAATTGATAATGAAACTATTAGACAAAATACAGGCTGGTTTCAAGATAGAAACGGAGATTGGAAATTTGAGTTTACTGATAAATATATGTCATTAAAAAATATTAATTTTAAAGAAAATAAAACATATAAGCTAGGAGATATATTGGAACATGATATATTATTTACAGCATATCCAGAGTTAGCGGATTATAATGTTAAATTTGAAAAAATGGATACAAGTGGAGCTTTTAGAAAAACAGAAAATTTGATAAGAATAAATACTAATAAACTAAATGAAAAAAACTCAAAAATAGCTATAGAAGGAACTATGATACATGAAATTCAACATGCTATTCAATCGATAGAGGGATTTGAAGAAGGAAGAGGAAGTCGTTTTAAATTAGCATACTATGAAAGTTTAGGAGAAATAGAAGCAGACAATACTAAAAAAAGGTACATATTAGAAAAAAATGGAAAACTAGACAGGAATAGTGTTAAACCAGAATCTTCCAAAAACAATCCTCAACATTCTAATTTAAACAATTATTTAAAAAATAGGAAACTACTTGATAAAATAAAAGATAGTGTGTATAATTACTATAATAATAAATATAAAAAAAGTGGAGATAGTTATGAAATTTATCAAAAGGATTTGGAACAAAACAATGAAGAAAGTAGCAAAAGTATATTTCAAAATGGGAAAGATTATAACAGAAAAATATGGAACAGATTAGAAAATAAAAAAATAGGAGAGAATGTAAATGAAATTCATCGAGAAAATTTGGAACAAAATAATCATGAAAATAGCAATTTGGGTTTTGAGAGAACCAACAGAAATAGACGATCCGATGGAACCTTGGGAAATAGGGGAAATGAAAATAGGAAAAATGGAAGAAAAAATGGAGAGAAAATACAAGAAGCTAACCCGCAATTACAAATCCAAAGTGAAAAAATTAGAAAAGCAACATATGAAAATGAAGAAAAAAATAATATCAAAGTATGGAACGATGGAATATTAGAAGAATCTGAAAACAATTCAGGTTCTTTTTCTTTTGATAAAAATGCAAAAAGATATGAAGATTTGCAAGAAGCCAATACTGTAAAGTTCAATAAACGAGTAGATGGAACAATAAATATAGAAATATCAAATAATAATGAATTGATAAATCAATTTACTGTAACTTCAAAAGATAATGCATTAAAACAATTAGGAAATGATATTGCAAATTATATATACGATAATGCGACTGAAGATAGTAAAACCATAAATTTAAAACAACACAATACTGTAGATATTCAAGATACATCTCATAAAGGAAAACAATTAGAAATCATAAAAAATACTAATCCTATGCTAGATGATTATCACGTAGGAATAAGAAATATTGAAGACATAAAAACATTTGATGAAGTGATAAATGATGATGGTGAAAGCTTTGCTTGGGGAGATTTTTCAAAAGAAGACGCAGAAAAAGCATTAAAAAGCGGAAAAGTAACTGTATATAGTTCGTATCCAATAAAACAAGGAACCTTTGTTTCTACTTCAAGAATACAAGCAGAAGAATATGCTGGCGGAAGAGGAAATAGAGTATATTCAAAAACAATTCCACTAGATTCTGTTGCATGGATTAATGGAGACGAAGGACAATATGCTAATATTAATCAAAGGTATTCATTAACAAATTCAACCATAAGCGGTGATGATATTGCAGTTAAAGACATGCTTAAACAAAATAAAGTAACTTTAGAAGATGAAGTAGGAAACACAGAACAATCTAATCAAAGCAAGACAATTACCGTTGAAGATATGCTAAATCAAACACCAGAAGAAAAGCAACAAAGAATGAAAGATAAAGCTGAGAAATATTTAAGCAGAAGTAAGACTAAATTTATAAATAAAATAGTAAATGACTTTGGAACAAGTAAAATTGCTAATACTAAAACTTTAAATTCAGTTGTTAATTCAATAAGAGAAGACATTCAACGTAATGGAACTTTAACAAATGAAAAAAGAACATCATATTTTAATAATTTGTATGATAACTTAATAAAAATAGATACTCAGTATTATGATACATATAAAGAGGTAAAAGAAAACATATTAAACACTAAATTATATGTATCAGATGCTATAAGAAATAACATAACTGACTATAATGATTTTAGAAAAAATCATATAGGATCTATAATAATGACAAATGATAAAAGCAATATATCGGTAGAATCATATTATCAAGAATTATCAGATTCTTATCCAGAATTATTTCCAACAAACATTATAAATCCTGCAGACCAATTACAAAGAATTGCTGATGTTTCAAAAGATATAGCAAAGGTTGAAACTAATGTAGCTGCATATAATGATAAATATTTAGGTAAAGATTATCGAACATGGGCTAAAATGGAATTTGATAAAGATATTGATACTTTTACAAATAATATTAAATTAGCAGAAAGATATAACAACGAAAGCAATGAAAAACAAAAACTAAATATTGATAAAGAAAGCATTAAAAATGTATATAAGCAATTACCTGATGCTAGAAGAAATTACGAAAAAGTAAGTTCTAAAGAACTTTTAACAAAAGAAGATAGAGTTCAAGTAGATAGATTATTAAATAATGAAATATCTATACAAGAAATCCCAAAAGGATTAAATACAGAAGGAATTATAAAAGTTGCTGAATCTAAGATGGAATATGATTCTCTTCAAAAAGCAATAAAAGAATATCAAACTGAAATTAAAAAGGCCAGAATAGAAGAGGCGAAAAATGATATTGGAAACTTGGATTTATGGAAAGATAAAAACATAGGTTTTAAATATAGTAGAGAAACGCCTATTAGAAATATATATGATGTAGCACCTAAAGATATTGCGGATAATATAGTAAATAAATATTTTCGTTCTTATATTGAAGTTAATGAGAAGAAAGTTGTTGACAGTATAAATGAATATAATGAAAGAATAAGAAAATTAGATATAGGAACTAAAAAAGAATATACAATTAGTTATACAGAAGATCAAAATGGAGTTGAAGTTACAGTAGGACCTCAAAAAGTTAGTGAGAGTACTTTAGTTCAATTACTTGGCGAAAAGAAGGTTACACCAGATGCTTTATATTCAACAGGTGTAGATGTAACAAAAATAGAAAAAGCAGTAGATGAGTTTAGAAATGTTTATGAAGAATTAATTGAACAGATTAATGAATCAATGCTTGATAATGGATATGCACCAGTAGAGCATAGAAAAGATTATTTTCCGCATTTTACTGAAGAGAAAGCTGATACTTTATTAGGAAAGGCTGCAAAATTACTAGGAATAGATATAACAAATAGAGAGGAATTGCCTACTGACATTGCAGGGCAAACATATCAATTCAAACCAGGCAGAACATGGTTTAGCAATATTTTAGAAAGAACATCAAATGTTACAGATTATGATGCATTAAAAGGATTTGATAAATACATAAGAGGTGCTACAGATTTGATATATCATACTGGTGATATTCAAAATTTAAGAGCGTTATCTACTGCAATTAAAGGAAACTATAATGATGTTGAAATTCAAAATAGAATTGAAGAAATAAAAGAATCTAGTATGTCAGATATTGAAAAAGCAGATGCTATTCAAGAAATATATAATGTAGCAAAAGATAAATCTCATTTAAGCAAATTTATTGAATGGTTGGATAATTATACTAATTTATTGGCAGGAAAGAAAGCAATTAATGATAGAGGTGCTGAAAAAGAGCTAAACAGACAAGTTTACAAAACTATGCAAGATGTAGAAAGTAGAATTGCTGCAAATGCGATTGGTGGAAATGTTGGAGTATCATTAACTAACTTTGCTGTTATTTCACAAGCATGGGGAGAGGTAAGAACATCTAATTTAATAAATGGTGTATGGCAGACTATGAAAGCTTCTCTTGGTAAAGATTCTAGTTTTGCTTCTGAATCACAATTTATAACAAGAAGAAAAGGTGCAGATACTTTAATAGAAACTACTTTAGATAAAGTTACTAAACCAATAAATGCAGTTTTGGATTTTGCTGATAATTTCTCATCAGAAGTAATTGTTAGGGCTAAGTATAATCAAAATTTACAAGAAGGTATGAATACAGAGCAAGCATTACAAGAAGCGGATAGATATACAGCAAGCCTAATGGCTGATAGAGGCAGAGGAGCATTGCCAACTCAATTTAATAACAAAAATCCTATAGCTAAAATGATGAATATGTTTCAGGTTGAGGTTAATAATCAATGGAGTTATTATTTTAAGGATTTGCCTAGAAATATTCAACAAAAAGCTAACGGAAATAAAGCTGAAATAGTAGCTAATACTGCAATGGCATATACTAAAATTATGGTAGGAGCTTATTTAACAAATGAATTATTAGAGTCTATTAGAGGAAATTCCACTAGAGTTTTACCTGACCCAATTTATATAGTAAAAGAATTATTAAATAGATTAACTGATGATGACGATGATAACGATGATGATGCTATAATTGGTACACTAACCGAGATAGCTGGAAATTTACCATTTATTTCCTTACCAGCTACCTTGCTTGCTGATAGTTTAGGATTGGATGTAGCTGATATAGGAAGAATATCTATATCTGGGGCAATTCCTAATGTTGCAAATATTATATCCGATACTTCTGATATGATTCATGGCTCAAAGACAATTGGCGAAGGTGCAAAGAGTATTGGTTCAGAATTATTAGATACAGTTGGTGCTTCTTTGGTATTACCATATGGCGGAAGTCAATTGAAGAAAACTGCAAAAGGTTTAGCTATGTATTTAAATGATGTACCTGGAAGTTATACTAAAAATGGAGATTTAAGATATACTGTAGATGACAACTTGTTAAGAAAAGTACAAGCGGGAATATTTGGAGCTTATGCTAATCCATATGCACAAGATTATACTGATAGTGGATATAAAGCAATAGATCAAGATGATATGGCTGAAATGCTTGATTTGAATATGAATAGTTCTGAATACAGAAAGTATAAATCAGGATTAAGCAAGGCACAAAAAACTGTAGATAAAAATGGTTATAAACAATATAATGATGATTCTGGCAATATTTATTGGTATGATTCTAAGAAAGGCATAATGTATGATAACTCTTACAAAAAAACAAATTTAACAAAAGATGATTTAACTAAATCTGTTAAAACACAAGAAGCCTTAAATTATATAAATAGTCTTGACCTAACTAATAGTCAGAAAAATATAGCTGCTAATGATTTAACTAAAAATTCTAAAAAGACTATAGATATGAAAGAATATGGAAAATATTCTTCTTATGAAGAGTATAAATATGCAAGAGATTATCCAGAAAAATATAGCATTATCACTCAAATAACTGATTATGATACATATTTGAAGTATAAAGAGGATATATCAGATATTAAGAAAAAATATAAGATTGAGACAGAGCATGATTCTAATCTTAGAAAGAAAGAGATTAGAAATTATATTAATAATTTAGACTTAAACAAAACTCAAAAAATATTATTAGAAAAAATGGCAGGAGGTTATGGAATAACGAATTATAAGGGCACTATACATAATTATTTAGATACTACTAATTTGTCTCAAGATGAAAAATATAAGATTTGGAAAGAATTATTTGATTAATTATATTATACAAAATGTAATACATACAACTCGTTTTTTGTCGAATATAATAATACTGTAATCCAGAATGAGAGGAGTATTATTTATGGAAGATATGGATATGTTTGTAGATTTAATAACCAATTTATTCTTAACAATTTCTTTGTATGAGTTAGTTCCTTTTACTTTAAAATATTGCATAGGAAGAATTTATACAGAAAAACAAGCTAGAAAAATAGCAATAATAAATACTATAATTGTATATTTTCTAATAACTATTTTTTACATATTTGTTATGGAAGAAAGCAAAGTTGCTAGCCCATATCCTGCTATGTTGTGGGGAACAATCGCATATTATATGTTAAAAAATAACAAAGGATTACAAGACGGTAATATACAAAATAACAATGATATAGCAGTAAAAGATATGCTAGAACAAACAAAAAATACAAATAATGATTTAAAAAGCTAAGCCGAATAACGGACTTGTTTTTTCTTTTAGGAGGTCATAATGGCAAATAATCCAAGAACATTTTCTGATTTAGAAAGAAAATACAATTTTTCAGCTTTGTTGGGAATGACAGAAAATGTTAAAATTAATGAAAAATCTATAATAAGAGTAGAAAATGAATTGGCAAATATGCTAAATACTTTAATAATTAACTTAAAAGATGTGTTAGATAACCAGAGTGAAATTTCGCTCTGGTTTTTCTCTGGCATTCCAACCCAAACAAATGAACCTTATTCGAAATGGCCTGATGCATCTGAACATTATGGCGATATCTATTATGATCAAGATTCAGGATATGTTTATCAATATTTTGAAAATGGATGGGAACGAAATGAAGACCTTAATTTAATACAAGCTATGGCATTAACTAATGTTGAACTTGATACTCTAACAGACCATGAAAGAAAAGTTTATTTTGCTCAACCAATTCCTCCATATTCTAGTGGCGATTGGTGGATATTAGAAGACGGCACTTTGAAAATATGTCAGATAGGTAAAGAAGATGGAGATTATGAAAAAGACGATTTTATAGTAAGTAGTAAATATGTTACAACTATTGCAACCAAAACAGATAATACAATTACTGTATTAAAGGGAACTGTTACTAAAATAAGTGAAAATTATGTTAGCGTTGAAGATTTAGCAACTGGAGGAAAAACAGTAATAAATGGGGCTAATATAACAACTGGACAAATTGATACTGATCATGTTACAGTTGGAAATGGAAATGTTCAAATGAATGCTGATGGTATACAGTTAAAAAATGGTGCTAAAGTTGTTGGCGAATATGGGTTGATGAATACATATTTATTCGAAAATCCAAATGGTTTTGATACTTGTGGATATGAAGCAGTTGACACAGAACCTTCTACTGAAGCAAAAATAAAAGGAATTAAAATAATATTTAATTTACCTGAAAAATTTAATATTGTTTCTGCTAAAGTAATTCTACATCATGCGCCAACTTTTTGGGAATGGATTATAGGAACTCCAGGATGCACATGGGGCTATTGCAGAAACTTAAAATTATATAGAGCTACTAATATAAATAGCAAGAAATATCAGGCAGGATACTTTTCAGAATATTATGAAACTGATAGTACATCATACGAAGAGATTGCTGGTGCATTCGGTCAAGATGGTTGGACTCCTACCGAGCCTACTGAACTTAAGCATGATACAGAAGAAGAAACTTCTATCGACATAAAAGATAAAGTATCAAATGGTTTGAACGAATTATATATTCGAGTTTCAGAAGAAAAAACAGGATATGTTAATCCTAATTTTATTTGTGAAAGAACTGCATTTGTAAATGCTATGGTAAGAGTTGACGGCTATATGTCTTACGATTAGAAAGGAGATTTTTGACTATGTTTAAGATAAAAGATGGAACAATATATTGTTCACGAGGTGATGCTGGAACAATTACATTAAAGTTACCAATAACTGATATCAATGATTATATAAAATATGAAGATGATTCTAAAACACCATATTGGTATGATAACAAGAACCAAATACTATACGATTCAAATTATAGTGAGTCTTCTACAGATATTGAGACTTTAACAATGGTATGTTATAAATTCAAAATTGGAGATAAAGTAGCATTTAACATTTATGAAAAGAATGGATATAATAAAGAACCATTATTAAAAAAAGAAATAATAGTAAAAGATGAATCTGATAGTGTTGATATCTGTTTAACAGAACAAGATACAACTTTTGGTACACCTGTAAATAAAGAAACTATATTCTGGTATGATATTACATTAAACGATAATTTAACTATTGTTTGTTATAACGAAGATGGCGCTAGAGAATTTATAGAATATCCTGCGAAAGGAGATGGAGAATAATGGAAAATATAACTAGCAAAGGTACAATATTCGGAACTCTGATTGCTCAAGCAGGTCCAAAAGGAGATACAGGTAAAACTGGAGATAGAGGCCTTACAGGTGAGGCTGGTTATTCTCCAATAAAAGGAGTTGACTATTTTACACAAGAAGATATATCGGAGATTAGAAAAGGTATTGAAGGTGATTTGACTGGTGAATATAATAAAAATGCGATAGAGAAAACCAATATTTTTAATACAAATGCTAAAGAAACGACTACTTCCTTTGACTTAAATGCCGAAAATAAAACAAAGGAATATAACGATAATGCTTTAGCTGAAATTGAAAAATATAATTCTAACGCAATTGAAAAAAGTAATAATTTTGATACTAATTTTGAAAACAAAACTTCAAAATTTGATAGTAATTATGATGAAAAAACAAAAGAATTTAACGATAATAATGATTTAGGAATACAAAATTATAATAATAATGCCAAAAAACAAATGGAAATATTTGATACTAATTTTACTGAAAAGTTAGAAGCATTTAATAATAATGCTGGAACTAAGTTTAATGGTTTTAATGCAAATTCAGATAAAGCATTTGCAGAATACAATAAGAATCATACTGCTAAAATGAAAGAGTTTGACGACAATTATGATACAAAGACAAAAA